CGGACGGTTGTCGAAAGCTGGTCATCGCCCTTGAAGATAATCGCGACTGTTTTTTCAAGGTCCGCCATTTTTCGCCTTTGGCCTTATCGAATCAAGGTAAAGCCCCCACAAGTTTAATTCCGTATCGGTGCAAAACCCGTGGGGGTTGATATGGGGAAAAGCTTCGTAAAGAAACCGACCCGTTTTATTGCAAAGTGCTATTGCGGCCCGGACTTCGGGCTTTCGCCAAAGCCGCGCGCTTCCCCCTGGTCGGATGCCCCCGTCAATTCGACGATTTTGCGGGCGATCCGGTCGAAGGCGTCCGGGAAGTGCTTCAAAAGCTTTTTGGAAACGTTTAAGGCGTCGACCTCGTTTAGCTCCGGAGAAACAACGCCGACTTGAAAGCATTCCAGCAAAAGCGCGCTTTCCGCCGCGAGTTTATCCTTCAAACCAAGTGACGCGTTGACCGCTTCGGCGACTTTTGCCGGGTCCCCGGATGCTATCTTCTGCATCATCAAGGCCAGGTCCCGCCGCTTTTGAATCCGTTCTTTTGCAAGCCCCCATTCGACGCCGTCCAGGCCGCGCACTTCGAAAACAGGCTTTTCCCCATCGTCGAACATCCCGGTTAATTCCGGGACTTCGACGGACGCGGTCCGCAAGTGAAACCGCGCCGTCAAAAATGCTTCTTTGTTAAAGGCCATTAGGATAGAACCCTTTCGCCCGCCAGTTCGGCGCCGATAGTTGCCGCGACTTCAATCGTTCCGTCAACGTCGATCGATTCCTTGATCCCCAGGTAGCCTTGGCAAAGGATATAAGGATCGGCCAGGCGATCCGGGAAAAGCTTGAAGAAAAGCGACTCCCCTTCCATTGCAAGCAAGGGGTCGGCCAGGCCGGACGGGCAACGCGCCGTAAACGAACCAGCCGCCAAGCTTCGGGAAATGGAACCGACCGACAGGCCGTAAAAGTCCGTCGAGTTGACGGAAACCGATTCGGCCGGGCGGACGAAATCCTTCGAAATCTGAACGGAAGAAAATTCCGGCGTTGCATACGACGCGTAAATCTTTTTCCCGACCGTTGTCGTTCCGGAATCGTCGCTGTGAATTTGCGGAAGGGCCGCCCCCATGACAACGCCGGCAACGCCGGCAACGCCGGAAGCTACCTTGTAAGGGTATTCAGACCAAACAGGCGAATTATACATTTCGCGTTGACTTCCAACAATTTGCTTGATCTCGGAAGCCGCCACCACTTCCGAATCGCCGTCGGAATACCAAATTTGCGCGATTTCGATTGAAGTTGTCGGAATCCAGGGCGGGCCGCCATCCTCACCGCGACCCGTATCGAATGCGGTATGTTCCGCGCCTTCGACAACGGCAAGGGCGCCGCTTGAATTGATCGTTATCGACAATTTTTGATAGTCGGAAACCGACGGGCGCGGGATTGAAAGGTCCGCGCTGGCCGATACTTCCGTCAAGACGCCCGCCAGGTAGCAGGTGCCGGCCGAAACGTCAACGACGTCATCGGACCCGGAAGCCGCAACCGAAACGACCAGCCCGGAAACCAGGCCGTTCGGCCGAACAACCGGCGCATATCCGGACCGCTTTGACCAAAGCGCCACCGCTGAATTGAAGGTCATGTTGTCGCCCGAATCGGTCAATGCCGTAAAGTCAACCGGGCTTTGCCCTGCTTCGAAATGTAAGATTGGATCAGACATGGTTTTTATCCTTTCAAATTTGGGAAAAAGGGTTCCCGGTTTTGGTGCGATATTTAACAACGAATCGGGCCGCGCAACCGACAACGGTTTCGCCGCCTTCTGGCAAATCTTCGGCGCCGCCTTCGGAATAAACGACGCTTGCCGCAAGCCCGCCGGTCGAAACATCTTCCGGGCCTTCGGCGGTCGCGCCTGTAATGTCGGCCGAATTGGTGCCGCCGACCGTAATTGTTTCCGCGCCGAACGACCCGGAGTCACGGCGGATTGTTACTGTTCCGGCCGCGTCGCCATCGCCCCAGGCCCCGGAAGCAACAGAAACCGCGCAAACGTAGCCCGTCGCCCCGGACGTCGCCCCGGTGATCGTGTCGCCGACTTCGATTTCGCTTTCGCCGTCTTCAAACGTGAAAGTTATTTCGGTTCCGGTAAAGGCTTCGATTAAATCAGCTAAAATTTTTTCCGCGACGATTTCAGGTTCCGACGTTCCGAGCGCCATGTATGCCATGACGTCGACCGGCATTTCGCAAATATTCGCGCCGCTTTCCTTCGTGACCGTTTCGCGACCGGCGGAAATGGCAACCGCCGGGATTTTCTTCCCAGGCTTAACGCCGCGAAACTGATTCGTCCCGACGTCCGTCAAAAAACCCTTTGTCGTTCGAATATCCGCCGCCCTGGTAATCAGGTTCGCGATTATTTGCGTTCTGATCGTGTTCGCCATTTTTTATTAAAGCCTTGAAAGTTCGAAAGCGATTTCCGCTTCCATGTTTTTCAAAAGGCGCGCATTCGCTTTGCCTTCGACATTTTTCCAACGTTCGACTTTTGCAAGAATATCTTCGACGCGCGGGCCGAAAAGTTCTTTAATCGGCAACCGATATTTTTCCGGAAGCCGCCCATATTCCGCCCCGGCAAGCTTCGGCTTGTCGACATAACCGACAAACGTGTCGTCTTTCCTCCAAAATACGCCAACATGGCCGGACTTCATTTTCGCGATAAACGCATGGCCCAATATCGACCGCTTGTCGGACCGAAGCACTTTAACGGAGACCCCCTTCGCGCGTTGCGCCGTCCCTGTGTATTTCGCTAACGATAAAGGCCGCCCGGAACGAACCGTCGAACCTGTAAGGTTCGCCCAACTTGCCTTATTAATCCGAATCGCGGAGCGAATAACCGTTTTCGTCGTGTTTAATTCTTGATACGCTTCGTCTGTCATGTCGGTCCGGGCGCCGGTCAGCGTTTTGTTAATGGCCCGCGTCAAAACCTTGACGGCCGAATTTCGAATCCCGGCAAACATCAACTCGACTTCGCGGATTTGTGCCGGATTTATTTCAAGGTTTAGTTCCGCCATTTATCGAACCGCCACTTTTGAAGTGATTCCGTCGTTTTCAAGTTCTTCGACGATAGTCCATGTTCCTGCGTAAAGACCGGAAGCGATAACAAAGACGTCGCCCGCTTCCGGCGTCGTGCCTATTTCAGCAAGGCGGGCTTCGATTGTCCGCACTTGCGCCATTGCCGGAAGGTCAAACCCGCCCGGCTGAATTTCGGCTTCGTCCGAAACAACGACGTCACACGAAACAGCTTCGCCGCCGTCCGGCGTGAAGGTTGCTTCGACACCGGCGACGGCTAGAATATCAGCCGTCGCCTGGTCAAGTATGGATTCAATCGTCACGGCTTAATACCACCAGAAAACATCTACCGTGAATTTCCCGGCGGTCAGGGCCGCAACGGCGATTGTCGCTATCAGTTGTTTGCGGGCCGCCATAACCAGGGGAGCGCCGGCAAGCGTGATCTGATCGGAAATGATCGGACCGGCGTTGATATCGGCGATAGCGTCGGCCGCGTGAACGTCGCCGGCCGCATTCAGGCCGAAAGAAATGGTAGCCGACCCGCCGGAAGTGATATCGGTCGTCGGGTTGTTGATGTAAGCCTGAACGGCTTTGGCGCCGGACGGGATTTCTCCGCCGCGCATCGTAATGGCACCAATCGCGCCGCCGTCGACGGAAAAGTCGTATTCAAAAGTCGCAACATTGAGTTTGCCTTCAAGTGGAGTTGTCATCTTAAAAAATCCTTTCTTATTGTTATGGAAACCCCGCGAACCATTTACGCGGGGTTAATGTTTATCGCGTAAAAAAGAATCAGCCGCCGGCGTTACTCACCAGGCCGACCCAATCAACGGCCTTCGCCGCCGCATCTATCCGGACCTTGAATTCGGTCCCGTCAACGGTCCAACCTTCGCGTTGCTCCATGTAAGGCGTTTTCTGGCCGTTAAGGTAAAAGACCGTAACGGTCAAGCCCTTCGGGCCGGCAAAGTAATATTTCGCCGTGTCGGAACCGTCCAGGCGGGCGTCATAAACGCGCGTGAAGTAATCGCCGGAATATGGATTGACTCGCGAAGCCGCAAGGTAAGAATCGGTTGCCAGCGAATCTTTGTCGGCGAATTTTTCGGACCGGAAGAAAACTTCCGAAACGCCTTCAATCGTTTTCGGGCCGATAAAATAATTTGGCCGGATATTCAGGTAGGCGTTCCCGCTCGGATCGGTTTGCAGACCCATCAGCTTAATGGCTTCGGCAACCGGAGTCGTCCCGATAACCGCGCTCGTTCCGACGTTGCCATGTGTTGCTGAATGAAAAAGTGTGACGCCGTCGCCCATGTCGCCGTTCGCGGTCAAAACGGCATAAACACAATCGCCGATTTTGCGCTTTGCGGCGCGCCCCATTTTAAAAGGAACTTTGGAAATGGCGGACAAGTCGTCATTGATAATGGCTTGCCGTGTAATGGCGGTTATTTTGCCATAGGTTGCAATCTGAACCGTTTCCTTTTTGTCAGAAAGGTCGCCATAGCCGTATGCTCCGCGCTCTTTCACTTCGTCCAGGTCGTCGGCTTCGGAAGCCCGTGCAAGCGTCATCGCTTTGAAGTCGGGCGCCGAATCTGCATCGGTCCAGACTTCGAAGGTTTCCTCCGCTTCCTGGAATCCGTCAATCAAGCGTTTGTTGGCGACGTTCGCCAGAATGTTCGACAGGTCGGAAGTGGTCAGCGCGCGGCCGACAATTTCCCTACGGTCGCCCCGGCTTTTTTGCCCGGCGATTCGGAGCGCTTCCCGACAAAGCTCGACCAGCGTATAATCGCGGAGTTCGCTCGCGCCTTCGGCCGGTTTGGCAACGTCAACGCCGGACCGAATTAGGATCGCATGGCCGGCGGCGTCGCGGAATTTGTCCTTCTCTTCCTTGACGATTTCGGTCGAACCGGCGGCCCGGACGGTTTCTTCGGGCTTTTTGCCGGCCTTCAAAAGGTCAAAAAGTTCTTTTCGGGCGGCGTCGACGGAAACGTTGTCGTCAATAAGGCGTTGCGCTTCGCCGTCGAGACCGATGTCCTTGCACATGGACCGGATTTCGGTTCGCCGTTCGCTTTCGGCGCGTTTGGCATCTTCCTTGATTTGATCTTCGTTGAACAGTTCGCCGCGCGCGTCTAAAAGCTCGTAAAAAGCCCAGGCTTGTTCGTCGGTCGCGTTTTCATCCAGCCCGCGCGCGACCAACATGGCAAAAAATTTCTTATTCATTTTGGATTTTCCTTTCCGTTCTTTTTTTGGTTCCGGCGGTTCGATTTCAGCCGGTTCTTTCTTCGGTTCCGGCGTTTTGCTCCGCGCCTTCGCCAGTTCGTCCGCGCCGATCGGGCAAACGGATTCCTCTTTGATTCGCCAGCGCGTTGCGACGGCCATCGGCCCATGAAAGCTATTCCCCCGGATTTTTTTCGTTTCCCCGGCTGGAATCCATTCTGATTCGACAACGCGATATCCGACGGAAAAGTCCGTCAAATGCCCTTCACGCACCTTTAGCCATGGCCCTTCGGCTTCCGGTGCTGTCGAAAAGACGGCGCGCCCGATTAGCTGTCCATCCTCCGCGCGTATGTCGCGGTATGAACCCAAAACGGAAGCGGTCCCGTCCCATCGGCTGTGAGTATCTAAAAGCGGGACTTGCCGCGAATTCGGCATTTCAAGCCCCGACATAAGCAAAACCTCTTTTACCACTTCGCCGCGACGGTAATCGTAAACCTCAACCGGCTGTTCGGTCGCCCCGACGACTTCGACGCTTCTCTTTTCAATGTCCAAAGTCGACGGGACGCCGGCATCGTCCAGACGAAGCGACAAAGCGCGGTAATTTAAATTGTCGGCCGCGCTGTCCCGCTTCGAAATCCGTGCGGTTTTTTTGATTTTTTTACCCATGGGTTCCCCCTATGCGTTGATTAATTCTTCTATTTTATCCGCGATTTCCATTAAATCGGCCTTTTGCCCCTGGACGGCCGCCGGGTTATTCGCAACGGAAGTTGAAACGTCTGACATTTCGATATCGTTATCCGCGCAAAGCTTTTTAAAAGCCGCTATTTCCTTGACAACGTCTTCGGCATCGCGCCCGCGTGATTTGATGATTTCTTGCGGGGACCGCAACCGGGCGGCGACTTCGTCAATTCGCGACTTCGTTTCTCGTAACGGGTCGATCGATTCGCTCCCAGGCGGTTGCCACTCGCCGCGAAGCCAGCGCGCCGGGTTGCTGAAAAAACCGGGCAACGAAAGTTTGCCGGCGATAACGCCGTTTCGGATCGCGGCGTTTTTAGTCGGTTCGCAAAACTGCCTAATGTGCCGCGCGTGTTGAGGGCGCAATGCCTTCGCGTAATCGTTCCGAACCATTTTGCCGGTCGAATAGTTCAACCCCTGATAATTTCCTGATAGGATCTCGTATGGAACCGGCGCCGTTACCGCGATCATTTGGAGTATCAGTTTGACGAACCCGGCGTTTTTATCCGAAAAGCCCGGATTTGTTGCGAACGTGACTTTTTCACCAGGCCGCAAATATTCGACGATCGCGTTTTCCATTTCATCAATCGTGCGGCCGTCGTCGTCGCTATCCATCGGTGCTTGTCGCGTTATCGCGTCCGGTGTTTCGACAAAAGCCAGGTATTTCTCGGCAAGCTTCGCGGAGTCGATCGCCGCGTCCATTAAATCGCTTAAATCATGCGCCACCAGGACCGCCGGCGCCAACGCCGAAACGCCCCGCCTTTGTCCTGGCCGTAATGATTTAAAGCCGTGAATCACACGCGAAACGTCAACCCGTTGTGTTTTCCCCCATGAATCCGGGTCTGTGAAATGATATGCCATAACCCGGCCGTTTAACGGGTTGTATTCAACGCCCTGGTCAAAGGCGTTTTCCTTTAAAACGCTTGAGGTTGCGGAAGACGCCAGCCAATCGGACTCTAACATTTGCAATTTGTGGTTTATGAATTTTGATTCCTGGTCCCATGCCGTCGCGATTAGAAATTCACCGCCTTCGAATTCTTGCCGTTTGGCAAGGTCCATCATTTCGAAATAGTGAAGCCGCCCGGAAATGTCGCAATCGTCCATCCAGCGCGCCAGGAAGTCTTCGACCGCCTGTATTTTCGCCTTATCCATGTCGCCCGAAGGCGTAAGGATTCTTGATTGAAACCGGATGCCGTCGCCGACAACGTTTTCGACAACCCGGTCAACCGCGCTTGTAAAAAACGGAAAGTCGCGGACAAGTTGACGGACCCGCGCGCGTATTTTCGCGTTTGAAGCGCCTAAAACCTCATTGATCCCGCTATCGGCCGGGGACCAGGCGCCCGTCAGTCGGCTCGTTTTTGCCGCCGCATATTGCGCCGACCGAAGCCGTTCTCGCTGAAACTTGCGGATCAAGGCGCGTTGTGGAGAAAAGACGCCGACAAAGTTGTCGATGCCGTCCACCAGGCGCCCGCCAAGCGTTCGCTTGTGTTCCGGCTTCGCCATTATCCGCGCCCCCCTTGTTTCGCATAAACGCGCGTAACGGCCGTTCCGGCTTCCATGGCCGCCATGTTTTTTACCCAATTATAAGCTTTGATTAGTTGTTCAGGACTTCTGTAGGTGATCTGCTTTCCGCCAACGGCCACTTGGCCGACGCGGAAGTTTTCGGCTGCGATTTCGTCTTGCAACGCGGAAAGGGCCGCCGCCCACGTAGAAAAGGCCATATTATCCCCCCGATTGTTGTGGGTCTGATAACATGACCTTTTATGCCATGTAAAGCTTAGTAATGCAAATGGTTAGTATTGATTAAAATTGATTGTTATTTAACCTCGCGGCGTTGCCTTTTGGCGCCGGAAGCAACCTTTTTACGCCACCATTTGTCGATTTGATCCGAATCACTAACCCACGAACCACCTATTTTGCCCGCCGGTAAGCCCTCTAAAAATATCCATCGCATAATTGTTGTTTCCGAATACCCGACATATTTTGATATCTCCTTGACGCCGCAAAGCCTAACCATTGTCTCCCCCTATTTCCCGTTTAATTCCTTTACCATCGCGGCGGCCGCTTTCTTCGTGTACGTTTCTTCGAAGTCCTTAACGTCCGGCCCGGTGATCGCCCATTTTCCGCGCCCCCGGTGAACCATTTTATAAGGCCCCTTGTCGGCCGGGCCCCCCTTTGCCCCTGCCGGTTTTTTCGGCTCCGGTTTTTTGGGTTCGTCCGCTTCGGGAACCGTTCCGCCGCTGTTAAATCGAACGATCTCGGAAAGCGGGACCATCCAAACGCCGTTTTCGTCCGTTGTTACGTCGTACCCGGCGCGCTTCATTTCAACAATTTTTTTCATTACCTCAACTTCCGCGCCTGGTCCCAATTCCTTTGCGATTTCTTTAATACCGATTAAAATTTCGTTGTGTGTCATTGTTTTTCCTTTCTGTTTTTTGTTTTACCACCTGCCCCGTGGGGCGTTATTTCACCAAATAGGTTTAAGTTCCGGCCGCCGACATGGCCGCCGATATGGATCGCCGGGCCATCCGCCCCGGTCGATTTCGTCGCAAGGGTTGCCGTTCGTATCGTTATCGCGCCCGCGATCCGGGCCGCCGCTTGCTGATCCGGCGGACTCGCCCCCGGACTTCCCGCCGCTATCGCTTCCAGAATCGCCAGAATCGGACCCGGAGTCGTTGCCCTTGCCATTACCTTCGCCGCCGTCGCCGCCGTCGTGACAGGCGAAAGCTGTCCCCCAGGAAAGCAAAAGCGCGCCCAACGTGATAAAAAAGTTTCTTCGGTTCATTTGTTGCCCTTTCCCTACCAGCGCGACCGCGACCGGCCGCGTTTAACGGCCGCCGTCTTGCTGGTTTTCTTTTCGGCCGGCTTTATCGGCCTATAAAGATTGACGCCGCCGCCTATCCATTCCGGATCGGCGCAAGCATGGGCCGCGATTTCCGCGTCAAGTAAATGGTTGTCCGCCTTTACCTGGACCCATTCTTCAAGCCCTTTTTCGTTTATCCGCTTTTCTTCCGCCATTATTTGTTGAGCGTAATCGATGCCGGTCCCTGCGTGTAAATACGCCGCCTGGACCGCGTCTTCGTGCGCCTGGTTGATTCGATAGTGATAGGCATCTTTCAACGCGTCGGTGTTTAAAAGAATGATTTGCAAGCCGCCAGGAAGCGCCTTCCCGGACGGCGTCTTGTCAAGCGCTTTGCCGATATGGACCCGGCCGGCGATAGGCCGCGAAGCGCCCTTCGTACCCCAACAATTACAGCCGCGCCCGAAACCGTTCGCCCGAATCCACCAGTAAGCTTTTTCCGTCATCGACAAGTCTTCGAATTTGCCGCCGCCGGTATCGATCGCCGCGCGCCAAATACCGGCCTTTCGACTGGCGCCCTGTATCGGGTAGCGCGTTTCGAAAAGTAGTTGTTCCAATGATTCCCAGGTCGGTAAAAAGCCGTAATGAATAAGCCACGACGTAAAATCCCATGACCAGGCGCGAACAACGAACCAAAAGCCAAATTTTTGAACGTCAACGCCGCAAGTCAGCGCGACGGCCTGTTCCGGTACGGTTTGCGGTGGAAGCGCGCATTTCGCGCGCATGATTTGCGATTCCGTCTTTTTGGCAACAGTCTTTTTCCATGGTTCCGCCAGGCTTGAGTTGATAAAACCCTGTAATTGCTTCGGGTCGCCTGATTTCTTCGCCTTGATAAAGGCCCGAACTAACTTCGGAAGGTCGCCGGAAACGCCCAAAAGTGAATAAAGCCGTGATATATGGAACCCGGCCCGGATTATTTGCGCCGGCGGTTTCGTCCGTGAAACCCATTCGCCCTTTAAAACGGCAATGTTTTTTTGCGCCGTCGTCCAGATTGCCCCGCAACCGCCGCACTTATACCCGGCACGGTTGATTTGCGCCGGCGTCGCGTCCGTCCCGCCTTGCCAAACAACGCCCCCCAGGCGATAGCGGCGACCATTTTCCCCGCGATATGTCCCTTTCGGGAAACCGTCCGCATGTTCCCGCGACCATATAAGCGGTTGACGCCGGCCGCATTTCGGACATGGGACATGGAAGTCGAAAACCGCGTCGCATGATTTTAAAAGTTGATAGATATTCCCGGTTTCAAGCGTTGGCGTCGACAGATAGAAGTGAAGGCCGTTCAAATATGATTCTGTCCGTTCGTCGGAAAGCGACAATGCGGACGCTTCCTTTGATTTCGCATAATAGCCTTCCTTATCGACTTCGTCGTTTATCATTACCCGAAAGTTTTTCGTTCCCAACTGCGCGACGGACGACGCCCAAACAACTTGAATAAACGACCCGTTCAAAAGCTTAATTTCAGTCTTTGAAAACCGTTCGGAGTTAATCAGGCGCGACAGTTCCGGCGAATCCTGGAACATGGATTGAATCCGTTCGCGCCCGATATAGTCGGCGGTTTTTTCATCCGCCAGGACAACGCCGATCGAACAGGGTTCAAAGTGCGCGAAATATCCCAGGATCGAAACCATGCCTTCGGTCCCGGCGACTTGCGCCGGCTTTGCGAAGACGACGTCCGAACAGCCCAAAACCGCCGGCGCGTCGATAACGCCGCGAAGATACGGCGTCCGGTCCATGTTTAGCGGGCCTTTTTCTTGCGCCTGCGACTTCAAAACGCGATATTTTTCTGCCCACTCCGACGGCAAAAGCGACGCCTTGGGAAGCCAGGCTTCGACTTCCGAATCGCGAAAAATGTTATTTTTAGGCATTTTTGACATTTAAAATAGTTTTCTTTGTTTGTCTTCCGCCGGGAACCCTATAAAATTTAACACTTCGCGCATTCCGAGCCGGTCCATGGCATAGCGCCAGTTCGCCGGATGTGTTTCCTTCATGCGTTCGAAGCGGTTCGGCGATCCTTCCATGTGAATTCCGAAAAGACAGTAAGCGCACCCAGTACGATCATACCCGCGCGAATAAAGCGACGCGGGGACCAGACCGCGCCGGGCAATGTATTCCCAAACGTCGCTATCCGTCCAAAAAGCCATAGGAGTCGACCGTGGGCGTTTCAGGTCAAAGCCGTTGCACCCGATTTGCAAATATGTTTTTTCCCGCTGTTTTCCTTCGGTCGCCATAGTCCCCAAGATAGGCGCGCGCCCGGTTTCCTTTTCGTATGCCTTCGCCGGTTGTTTTTTTAAAAAATTGCAACATTTGTCCGAAATGCCGAAAGGCGCGTCGATTAAAAATTGCCACTTGTCCGGGATTTTCCCCATTTTGGAAAACGTTCCGTCAGTCTTAATTCCAGTTAATCTAAGCCGCTTTGTTGCGGTTTCGCCGCGCGATCGTTTCACTTCATGGACATATTGCGCGACACGCTTCGATATGACCGGGTATCCATATTGCTGTATTATTTCCGGGAAGGTTTTCGCGGGCCGACGCCATTCAACGTTGTCCATCCGGCGGACAACATGGAGGACTTCGGGGTATTCAACGCCTGTATTATAAAACACACCAGGAACCTCTGGATATATAGACCGGACAATATCAAGCAAAACCTGAGAGTCCTTCCCGCCAGAAACGGCAACGGAAATCATCCCGTTAAACGCCAGATACCACTCTTTGATTCGTTCGACGGTCCACTTTATTTTTATATCCAATGGCGCCGCGATCCGGCGGTTAAATTCTTCCAGCGTTATAATATCTTTCGCCATCTAATCCCCCTCCGGCGTGTATTTCCCGTCCCTCGCGTAACCTTCCCGCAAAAGCCGGATTTCGTTTTTAATGATCGGTTGCATTTCCTTCGCCGTCAGACCAGCCAGCAATGGCGGAAGGCGATCCGCCAAGGCTTCCAGGCCGGCGCAAACCGTCAAGACGCGTTCGGTCCATTCGGTCACGACTTCGGCTTTCGAAAACAACGACTCGCGAACCTGTTCGACAAGCAATTCCTCTTTTTCCGCCCGCGCGTTTCTCCAT